TGTAAAATTAAAACTAATTGAAGAGCTAGAATCAAGAAAAAATCTTTTAACTGCATCAGCTGTTGTTATTGAGAATCAACCATCTTTTAAAAATCCACGAATGAAATCTATCGCAAATACTATATATGATTATTATTTAATTCGTGGCGTTGTTGATAAAAATATAACCATGTCAAATATTACTCATGTTAAATTTATGTCTCCTTCTAATAAACTTAAATTAGCTGATGATGGGGATACTAAGGAACTTATTAAAGTAAAAGCATCTGATGAAACAAAATCATATAAACTGACTAAAAGTCTTGGAATAAAATATTGCACTGAAATGATTAAACATTTACCCGAATGGACCAAACAATTTAATAGTAATAAAAAAAAAGATGATTTGGCTGATGCATTTCTACAAGGTGTTTATTTTATTACAAATAATTTAAAAGATTCTAATGATATAGTATTGTCTTTTGATGTGGGAGTAGTTCATTTGGCTTATTGCTTACTAAAAAGAGATAAAACAGTTATTAATAATAAAGATGTATTTGTGTGGAATATACTAGATTGGAATAATATTGATTTGACTGATAGAAGTGAACAAAAATGTCATTGTGGGAAAAAAGCAAGTCTTACAAATACTATTGATAATATTACAAAATATTATTGTAAAGTTCATTCTAAACATGCTAAAGTATCATGTGAGCCATTTGAATATTATTTTAAAACAAATGATAATAAAAATACTTGTTTGTATTAAATTATTTTTTAGTTCTAGTTAATCCCATTGTAGTTTCAAGGTTCATTAGATTTGATGCTATTGGTTTTGCTCTTTTTAACTGTAGTTCAGAATCAATCTCCGAATATATCTTGTTTAATTTACCAATAGGTACATTAATATTTTTATTAATTTTATACGATTCTTCTATTTGCATTTGTCTTGATATTAGTGGTGGATGAAGAACTAGATATTCTTTTGTATTAAATATAAAATTATTTCTAAATTCTTCTATTGATAAATTCCCACCATAATCAGTTAAAATTAACCATGATGCTGCTGGTATTATATCAATGTATTTATTATAAGTTTGAAAATATAATAAATTTAATAAGGAACATCTTTTCCATATCAAATTATCATTAATATTTAAATTATAGCTTTTTGCACAATTGAAAGAACAGAAATTACCAATACAAAAAAATGTATTATTATGATATTCATCTGGTAATTGTATTGATGGTGATGTGAAACTATAATGACACCACCAACATTTTGTAGTAGGGATTATATTAATATTATGAATTAATATTTTATTAATATTAATATAATTTTTTTGTATATCTTGATTTATTGTCTTGTCATAGATAGTATTAATTTCTTCATTTTGTGATTCTGTTGTTATTTTTTTTTTACTATTTTCTTTATTTATAAAATCTTTATCCATAGGTTTTATAAAATATGATTTAATACTTGGAATATTATTAATATCATTAATTGTAATAGGTAAATGTAATATAATATTCTCATCTTCGCTTTTAATATCGTGTATTAGTTCATTAACTATTGTAGTATCATTTAATTTATTTTTTGGTTTTCTACCACGTTTCTTCTTAACATACTCAGCCATTATTAGTTTAATGATAGTGTCTCTTTAAATTAGTAAAACATTACTTTATATAGCTTGTTTACATAATAGATATATTTGCTTTCTTAGGTTTTCTTTTAGATTCAGAATAAGTACTATCAGACACTATTCTATCATTATTAATAGATTCATCTTGTGTATCTGTATTATTTACTTTGGCTGCTTGTAAATTATGAATTCTACTCAAAATATCTTTAACATTTTCAGGAGCTTTTATTTGTACATTTGTTCTGGGAGAAGGTAATTGTGGTTTCATATTTGCAGGTACAGGCATACTTGATGGTTTATTTAAGTCTGGTTTATTTGCATTTTGCTTTATAGGCTGATTAAATTGTTGCATTGGTGGTTTTTGATTCATCATAGTATTGTTTTTTAATTCGTTTCTTAATTTCTCTATGTTTATTTCTTGTTCTGTCATAAATTGAGATGAATCTTTTTTATTATTCATTAAATTACCTAATATATTAGACCCCATATTTATTTTAGATGTATTTGATTGTGATTTTGTAAAATGGAAAGCAGATGCAGATGCTATTATTAGTAAAAATAATTTAATTTCAGGAGGCATCTTTTTCCCAGTACCTTTATATTTTTCATATAAATCCTCAAGCACATCATCATAAGAATCAATATCATAAGATAAATGTTCTGACCAACCAGATAAATGAAAATCAAAAGGGTCATATTTTTCATTTACAAATTCAACAGCTGAAGTTACATTTAATAAAATATTTTTATAAAGTTTGATGCCATTTCTTTTTTCTGCAAAACTTTTTAATAGGTCATATTCATATTGCATTTCTTCAATTGATGAATTAAAATTATACTCTTTTGATAATTTATAACCTTTAGTTTTAATTTCACTTAATCTTCTTAATAGTTCTATTTTTTTCATTCTAGTTTCTTGTGCTGACATTACCACTGGTTTTTCTTCAACTGTAGGAAATTGAGGAATACTAGTATTTCTAGGAGGAGAATGATGAACACTATTTGTTCTGGGTGAGCTTCTACGGGGTGAATCATTTTTCGATGATGACTTTGGCGTACTTCTTCTAGAACTATCAGAACTTTTATCAGAATCTATTTCTTTAATATTTTCTAATTCAGAAGTTGCACTATCATTATTATCTTTTTCTATAACTTTATTAGCATTGCCAATCATATTAAAATATAAATCTGTATCAGTACTTTGTGGTTTCTTAAATTCTAATAGCTTATCATCGCGTTTTACCGATGTTTCTGAGTCAGACATTATACATATATAAATATTCTTTTCTTTAATTCAACGCATTATTAGGTTATTATTATATAAAAATAGTAGAAGATTTTATATAATAATTTTTAAATATTAATTTAGAAATTATTATCTAGCATTTATAAATATATAAATGAATTATTGTTCATTAAAAGATGCTTGGAGTAATAATGATTATATAAGTAAACAATTTAAAGAATATATGAATCCTTATTTATTAGATAAAAATACAGAACATTTTGCAAATGAAGAAACATCTGTTAAAAATATAAGTGAAGAGCGAACATGTTCAAATATAAATTGCGATGATATTATTACACATGTTAAAAAATGTAAAAAATGTTATAGAAAAATTAAAAATTTAATGAAATCAAAAGCATTATTTAATTTAGAAGATTTAATTAATGATAATAAGGATACTATAATTATTATATTAATTGGTATATCAATTATATTATTTTTTAATCTAATTAATAATATTACCAAATAAATTAAAATTACTTATTTGGAAACCACTCTATTAATAATTTATTTGGCTGATAATATTCAACTTTAAAACCATTTTTTTTTAATTTATGTTTAATATATGATAGTGCTTCGGTTATTGAGTATAATGGTATTCCTAATATAAATTCAGGTATTTCATATAAAATATAAAAATTATTTATACTATTTGCTATAGATATCTTTTGTTCAATTTTATTATATATTTTTTTAAAAGTTTTTTTTTTTTTAGCATTTCTTTCATTTTGGTCTTTTCTTAAATCTTCAGCCTTTACCATAATTATATTATAATTATATTATATTTAAAGATTTTAATTTATGATTTATTAATGGATATTACAAATAATACATATAATGATATTATAGATACATTATGTATCAGTGGTGGTAGTTTAAAAGGTATTTCATTTTATGGTGCTTTAAATCATCTTTTTAATATAAAATATTTAAATCTGGATGATATTAAAATATATATTGGTTCATCAGTAGGTGCTATAATAGCATCTTTATTTGTTCTAGGATATGATATAGATGAAATGCTTGATTTTATATTAAAATTTGATTTTACAATTTTAGAGCCATGTATAGATTGTGATAATATTTTTACAAATTATGGTTTTTGCAATAATGATAAAATTATATTAACAATGGAACATTTTATCAAAACTAAATTTGATAACATTAATATAACTTTTCTTGAATTATATAATCAGACAAATAAGAAATTAATTATTACAGGGACAAATATTACAGACATGAAATTAGAATATTTTGATTATATTAATACTCCTGATATGTATCTTATTGATGCAATTAGAATTTCATCATGCATTCCTGTTATTTTTTCACCAATTAAGTATAATGGTAAATATTATATTGATGGAGCAGTATCATCTAATTTACCAATTAGTATTTGTAATAAAAAATCTACATTAGGTATTATTGCTAAATCAGATAATGTAAAAATAGACTCTATTCTTTCTGTATTTTATGCAACTATCAATATATTAGTAAATGCACAATTAAAATGTGAAGATTATAATATACTTACAATTGAAAATTCTTCTTATAATATTATAGATTTTAATTTGAATAAGGATGATAAATATAATTTATATTTAGCTGGTATAGAAATTGCTAAAGATTTTATTAATCAAAAACAAAATAAACAAATTATAAATAATAAAGAAACACAAACTGATTTCACTGATGATATTGTTAAGATTGAAATAAATGTAATTTTATGAGTCTTTTTTATTTATATGAAATTTAGGATTAGAAAACTCTCTTGTATTTTGTTCATAATTAACTAGTTTTTCTTTTATAGTTTTATCATCTTCATTTTTTAAAACTGGTATTAAAGAAAATGCTCTATCTAAACTTGAAAAATTATTAGTTGTAATAGTATCATCTAAATATAGTTTTTCAATATGATTTAATGTGACATATGAATCACCTGTATAAGTTGTCAAGTCATTATGATTTTCATATTCAATAATTTGGTCTTTAAATTTACCATTTTCTTTATATTCATTAAATTTACTATTAAAATCTTTAGAAGTTTTTATATCTTCTTTTATTATATTAATATTATTTCTAGATGATAATAATTTATTATATTTTTCAATTGTAGGTGTTTTATCATTATAGGAACATTTTTCATTGTGTGTTTTGTTTAATAATTCTACTTTATTATTAAATTCTTTAATTGTTTCATTATCTAATTTTTTATCATTTTTGTCTAATTTATTAAAACCAGCTTTCAAATCATTAAAATGGTCAATCTTTGCTTCTAAAAATTTATCATACTTTGCTCGCGACTCTTTATTTAATAATATTTGATTTGATAATATAATATGATAATATATATCTTCTTCAAGTTGAGAGTTTTTATCAGGATGAAAAGTTTTAATTAATTTTATAAAATTTTTTCTTATCTTACTTTCATCTGAATCAGATTTAACATTTAATATTTCATATAAATTATATTTTAATGTGTTAAAGTCTAATTCTATTTTTGACATTTTATATTATAATAATTATTATTTTTATAATTATTAAAATATGCGTCTATTATAATGAATAATAAGTCTGAAAAAATAGAGGCAGGTTTTATGTTGGCTTCTTATTTAGAAACAGTTGGTTTTAGAAATGGTATATGGGAATTTAATTATAATAATAAAATAGATAATATTAATAATGTTAATAAAGTTTGGTTGGATATGATTTTAGATTTTTTTTCACTAGGAGGCTTTAATTTGAATATTAGCAAATGGAATGCTTCTGATGATACAATATTATTAATAGCAACAGCAAATGCAATAATAAATAACACTTCTTATAAATCAGAATATTTGACAGTATTAAGATTATTGCAAGAAGAGAAGAGATATAGTGGTATTACAACATTAGACTCATTAATGTTATTAAAAACATGTGATAATGTTGAATCTAAAAAAAACATGGGAGGCAATGGAGCAGCAATGAGAACTGGACCTATTGGAATTAAATGGCACGATGATGAAGAAAAAATAATAGAAGAGGCTATTAAAGCATCTGTATTAACGCATAATTACTATATTGGTTACATGGGGGGAGTAGTTGCTGCATTATTTAGTGCTTATGCATTAAATAATATAGACCCAAAACAATGGATAAATAAATTATTAACATTACATACTAGTAAAATATTACATAAATATTATCCAAAAGACCATGATATAAAATTATTAGATAATTTTATAAATTATTGGAGTAGATATAATGAGATTAAATTGAATGAATTTAAATCACAAAAAATTAAGCATTATATTCCTAATAATAAGCATATTAATTTTTTAATGAGTTTTAATCCTAGCGATAAAGTACAAGACTATGTAAAAAATAAAGAATCATTAATTACTAAATATGATATAATTTGGAATAATATGGGAATAACAGGATTAGATTCATGTATTTATGCATATGATTGTTTATTAAATTGTTATATAGATGGAGAATATTCATGGGAGAATTTTATGATAAATGTAGCAATACATGTTGGTGACAATGATACGACTGGATGTATAGGTGGCTTTTGGTATGGTTTGTACAAAGGATACAATAATATTGATAAAAGTAAGATGAAACAATTAGAATTTTATGATAAATTATTAAATGTTTCTAAAAAAATTTTATCTAAATAAATTTTATAAATCTTTAACATGATTATATAATGCTTTTGCTGTTCTATCACCATTATAAGTCATCATTTGACCATCTGCACCCTCTATAACAACATGAGGATAACCTTGGACTTTATATTTCTTTGTTAAAGCCTTTAATTTTGCATCATTCTCAATATCATCACATTTAATATCTTTTACTTCATATTCATCTTTATTATCTAAACTATCTATTTGTTCTGAAAACTTATTCCATTCTGGTTGAAATTTTTTAGACCATCCACACCATGATGTATTAAAATTGTAGACTCTTATTTTTCTATCACTTGTAAAATTTTCTTTATTATTATTCATATAAACATAATAAGATACTGCAACAACAACTAATATTAATCCTAATGGAATATCGCATATTTTAATATCTGAAAATTTTAAAGTATATAGTATTATACAAAATACTAAAAACATTACCCATGTAGGACACATTATATTTAGAAAGAAAATAAAAAATAATTTAATAAAAAATATTTAAAAATTTTTCTAAAGTAATATATATAAATGAGCTTAACTTTTAATTCAGTAAATCCCAATGACCCTGCAGAATTCCTAGATGGCAAGGCTACTGCTACAGATGGTACCCAAGTTGAAGATTGGCGTATGAAGTATTTTATTCATGTAACTGCTGATAGCATAGCTGCACGTAAGAAACGTGCCCGTGATACTTCTGATATTACTCTTGCTGACTTTGCTGGCCGTGGTGTCCCTCAAGGTTTATCTAAAGAGTTTAATGACACTGGTGCTGTTGTAGGTAGTAGAGAATATAATGACCAGGTTTATTATTTCTTAAGAACCTTAATAAAACTAAAAGACCGTAAAAATAGTTTTCCAACCGTTACTAATGTAATTGAGAATAGAATTAATAATGCATTAACACAACTTCAAGGTGTTAATACTAAAGAGGCCCAAGTTGCTAAAATTATATTACAGTTTTTACTCAAAGATGAAGGGTCACTTGTTGCTAATGCAGCAGCTATGGATAATTTATTTGTAGCTCCTTCTAGTACTCCAGCTGCAACATCAGTAAAAGTATACTATGATACTACCTTAAGAGCTGTTGGTTTTCCAATTGATACTATCAAGTGGAGATACAGTACTCTTAAAGATACAGCTGCATCAGTTGTTCAAAATGAATCATTAGATTTTGATTCTTTATTTAATTCTAACCCTGTAAAGGCTGTTGGCAACTTGGGTTTTGAGTTTGTCAATGATGCTACTGGAAAATTAGTAAAGAAATATTCTGATGGCAGACCAGTAGAAATGTATGATTTAAATAGCCAAATTAAAAATTCTCGTGCAATACAAAATGCAACATGTGCATCAATGGGTTTAAACACCCCTGCTGATTGCAATCAATTCTTTGCTAAATGCCAGAAAGATAGCATTGATGATTGCAATACCTTTATGTCTGGATTAAACTTGAATGTTATTAAAAACTTAAAGTTTGTCGACCCTTTACATGTTAATTGGGTTGTCAAGAAATTTGACTGGCCTAGTTACCTCAAGAATGGTGTTCGTCACTTAAAACATACAAATCAATGGTTAAATCCTAATAACTACAATGATAAGGCAGAATCTGATTTAATGAAGAAAATTAGAACCAATACTAATCTTGTTGCATTCTTTGATGCAGTTAAAGCAACAACTGATGCATTCCCTGCTATCTTAAATCCTAACTTTAATGGCAGTGGTGTTGCCAACCCTTTTGCTAATCAAGTAGCCAAATCTAAAGCAGGAAGATTTGGATTAAAAGCATTAATGAACCAAAACCCTCTTAGCTTATCTGAGTACAAAGCTGCTTTCTTAAAAGCTCAAAATATGGCTAATAATAATATGACTACACTTGCAACTGCTTTAGGTATCCGTACATTATTACCATCACCTTTTGCTTTTGGTATTCAAATTGGTGCTGGCGATAGTCTTGCTGGTAATAGCCAAGTTCAAGCTTACATGAATAAATTAGATGATGGCACTGGGGTTGCTATTTCTGCTGCATACACTCAAAAATTATGGTCTGGTTTAATGGATAATTTACGTAATCGTTATTCAATGGATGTAAGTGCTATTGATAATGATGTATCAAATTATCTTGCTAACTTAAAAGACTATGAAGGTCGTGTTCATAAAGCTATTGCATATGTTAAAGTATTTACTGATAACTTAGTTGCAGATGAGGCTAATGGTAATCAAAATGTTCCTTATAAATTAACTCGTGATGTATTAGATGAACTTACAACTGTTCGTGATAAACTTGTCACCAAGACCTTTAATAAAAATAACACTTTCTTCAAGAATCTCTTTGAATTATTAGACAGACTTGAGAAAAAGATTGATGGAAGAAATTAAATAAATTAAAAATAATTTTATATTTTTTATTATAAAGCTAAAATCTAAACTAATAATAATGGGACTAGGACTATTATTATTAGCTTCTGTAGGAAAAGAAAATTTATATCTATCTGCACAACCTGAAATAACATTTTTTAAGATTGCATATAAAAGGTATACAAATTATTCTATTGAACCCACACCACAATATTTTAAAACAACTCCTGATTTTGGAAGAAGATGTACTGTAAATATAAGTAAGAATGCTGATTTATTAGGTCAAACTTATTTATATGTTGAAATGCCAGACATCATACCACCAACTCCTTCAAATCCCATTTTGCAAAATATTAAGAAAATGGCTTGGGTTAATAAAATAGGTATATCGATAATTAATTTTATTGAATTTGAAATAGGTGGTGTTACAGTTGATAGACATTATGCAGATTGGATAAATATTTGGCATGAATTAACTAATAAAAAAGGTAATAGTACTGGTTATGATAAAATGATTGGTAATATATCATATTTAACTAATTATGATAGTACTAAAAATAGTACAATATTATATATACCTTTATCTTTTTGGTTTTGTTTAGATTATGGTTTGGCATTACCATTATTGGCATTATTTAATAATGATATTAAAATTCATGTTGATTTTAATGATATTACAAATTGCTATAATCAGAATCCTACTAATTATATTAATATTTTAGAAGATTATTCATTGTTTAATTATAATGAAATAATTAAACAAAATATAAATGGTAATATTACTTTAGGAAGATTTATTTATTATGATGTGATAAATAAAAATTTATATTATACTGCTATTAAAGGTACATTCTCAATACCCAGTTCCAATAATGATATTAATTATATTATAACTGGTAGAGATACTAATTATAGTGTAAATATTACATCAGATACACATATTTATGAAGATGAAGATTATTTTAAATATACAACACCATCTATTAAAGCAGCTTATTTATTATCAAATTATATATTTTTAGATAATGTAGAGAGACTTTTTTTTATGAAGAATAGTCATGACTATATTGTACATGTTGTTCAAAATTTACCAGTACAAATTATAAATTCATATAATATAAAATATAAATTATCTTTATTTAATCCTAGTAAATTAATTGTTTGGAGATGTGTTCTACAATCTAATAATAATATTAATGACTTTTATAATTATACAACTTTACCATATACAATTAACAAGGAAGATATAATTATTAACCATAAAGTTATAATTAATTCAGTTGAAACAATTCAATTATATACTCCTGAATATTATACTCTTCTACCTAAATATCAATATAAGATATCTAGTACTAATGATGGGATATATATTTATTCATTTTGTTTAGACCCATTAAGTACTGTACCATCCGGTACATTAAATTTCAGTAGAATAGATGATGCGTATCTTCAATTAACAATGAATAAAATTATAAGTTATCAAAATCCTGCCATATTACGAGCTTATAGTATATTTTATAGTATATTTAGAGTTGATAAAGGGATTGGTGGATTATTATTTAATTCTTAGTTATTTATAACCACTCTGTTATTTATAACCACTCTGTTATTTATAACCACTCTGTTATTTATAACCACTCTGTTATTTATAACCACTCTGTTATTTATAACCACTCTGTTATTTATAACCATGCTAATGAACCTATACCACTTATAATTCTTAATATATTATACTCTTTAGTGATTGGTGTAAGTATATATGGTTGTTTAATTACATTATTATTTGAATTAATATTAAATATAATACTATCATAATGAGTAAAATTTAAATGGCCAGATGGTTGTTTTTCTAAAGGATATAATGCAAATGAATATACATAATTCCCTACTGGTAATGTGGTGTTAAATTTATTATAAGGTATTACATTTGTAAAATAACTAGAATCTCTCATCGCAAATAATTCAATCCCATTCACAATAAGTGTCATTGTATTAATTGGAGATATCTTATTAATAGTTTGACTATTTGAATACAAGTATTTTAAATAATAAAATAATGTCTGATGTTGGTAATTTTGTGATAATTGATTGCAATAATAATCAAGATAGTACATTAAAAATCTTGCATCATACATTTGATATTTAATAAGAAATTGGCTATAACGATTTGATGGATTATTACTAATTTCATTATCTATCTTTTCTAATATAGCAAAATCATTTATAAATTCATATTGATTATTATCTGTATAATAACCATTATTTTTTAATAATATATAATATTTAGATGCATCTAAATACCTTTGATATCTCGAATCATTATTATTAATAATTTCTTGGTAGGCTGTATCATTTGGATTATTTACGGGTTTTGTTATTAATATAATATCTTTAATTAAGCCATTTAAATTATATGGTAATGCAATATTTACTGATGTAATTATTTTAGGTGTATATGTTTTATAAATATTTATAATGTATTCATGACTAAAAGTACCAAATAATTTTCTTTCTTCTGTATCTAATAGAATAGTATCTGATGATAATGATATTTTAACAATAGGAGTTTTACTAAATTTATAATTATTTGTAGATAAATCATTAGTTATAATATTGCTAATATCTCTTAATTTATATCTAATACTTATTTTACTATTTGGCATTGCAATTAATGGGATACTTTGACCAGCATCGTAATTAAACCAAAAATTTAATGGTATATTCAATTCCCACGACTCAGGTCGATTTCTTGGTATTATCTTATTAATTTGAATAAATTTACTTGTTTGTGATAATTGTATTTGTGATGGATTTTGAGTTGTTTTATATGGATACAAATTTACTATCACTGTAGTATCACTATTTGTCATACTAATATTTTGAGTAGGTGTATTAAATACAATTTGCGGTAGGATAGATGGAATAGATGAGTATAGTGCAGTAGTATTTGTAATATTCTCATTAATACTACCTGATTTTGAAAAAGTAATAAGTTTATCAAGTTGTTTTTGTTTTTCAGACGAAGAATATAAATTATAATCTGTATTAAATGTATATTCATTCAACTCTTCTATCATTTGGTCATCTATGTAAAATCTAATATATTCAAATATTTTATTAGGATTTACTAATATTGGCATTTCACATATATTATCAATAGTTTGTTGTGTATTTTTAATACTATTATTTATTTTATTTTTATTTTTTGTATTAATAAGAGTATATTTTGGTTGATTGATAATATAATATGTATAATTTGAATAGGTTGATGTATTATTAATGATTGAAATATTTGAACCATATACATTTATACTATTCAGAGAATTTTGTTGTGATATATCAAATTTATTAAAACTATTTTGATAAAAAGTTATAGGAATATTATTACAATAAAATGGTATTTTTATTTGTTCTAATGGCTGATAATTATTTGCATATATTATAATATTATATATAGGTAGAATTAATTCTATTGGTGATAAAAATATTAATTTATAATTATTATCAACACTAATTACATTACACGTAATATTTAATAAAGTTATATATAATGAAGATATAATATTTTGTAGATTGTTATTAATTAAGTTATTTGAACTGAACAAATTATTAATAAGACTTATTAATGGACTATTTATTGGAATATTAAAATAATACATGTATTGTGAACATAATGTTCCATCATTATTATTAAAAGGTACAGTATAGATATTATTAGATGAATACTCTTGATTATTTGTATAATTTATTTGTAATTTAATATATTTTTCCGGTTGTAATATATAATTAGATATTATATAATAGCTAGTTAATGTTACTTGCAAAGTAGTATTTATATTATTAGAGCATGAAAAGGTTATTGTATTATTAGTTGCTAGATTAAATGTAATAATATAACTACCATTAGAATCTGTAATATAATATACTTCTTGTTTTCTTATATAATTTGAAGTATTTGAAATATTTAGATTAGGAGGAATTGGTGATATACTGTAAGTATTATTAGATAAATTTCTAATTTTATATTGTGGATAATTCAAATATTCATTATGTTTTATAATGTAAGGTTTATTATATATTTTAGTTAAATCATAACTATATCTAGTAAGTGTGAGTGGACATAATTCATTAATATATATATTTGATATAAATGATATACTTCCATCTGAATTTTTTATTGGATTAATTATAAACATTTGATTTGTTGAATTATTATCATTAATATAATCAATTATTAGTTCTGAGTATGATACTGTATATGTACTATTATTATCTATTTTAAAAGTTGATATTAATGATGTTTTAATTATCCATTTATTGTTAAATTGTGTAATAGTATAATTATTAATTACAATATCATTTTTATTTAAATAGTCAATAAAAATATTACTAGTAGAATTGTTATATCCATTCAATTTTAATGTATTAGTAATAGGTGGATTGTTCAAATAGAATGAATTTGAATTAATTAAAGTTATTAATTGTTCATTGTTGCTAGAATCATCTGTTAATAAAAATGTATTATAAGTTGATAGACTATTATTATATTTATATTTCAAATATTGATAACTGGTTATAATATTATACTTTATTAAATTGATAGTTATAGTTGATGTTATGTTTATTGGCTGAGTAGCAGTATAATAAATAGTTAATTTATTATTTATATTATCATAATAAATACTTTGCAAAGTACTAATTGCAGTTGAATCAAGTGTAATACTAATATTATTTATGTTATTATTATTTATTAGATTAGAATTTAGTTTACCATACAATACAATAGTTAATCCATAATATATTGTTGAAGATTGAATTGTTATAGCACTTATGTGAGGTTGTGAATTATTTAGATATGATAAAATCCCATTCAATGTATTTATATTAACCAAATTAATATCACCAAATAGTTGTGGTTTATTTGAATTATAATTAATATATAAATTATTAATTTGCAAGTTGGTTTCTAGATTAGCAATTATTAGATTATTATTTAGTGATAATGATGGTATTATAAATATAGTGCAATTAGTATTATCTAATATTTTATTACCATTTGAGTCATAAATATATGGAAAATAATTAATATTATCAACATAACATAAATAATTAGTAATGTAATATGCTCCATTTATAATAGATGTAGTCAGACTACTTGATGTATTTATAATATTGCTAGTAAAATTTATTGAATCTACTTGTTGTATTTTTTGTTCTTCTAAATCCTGAGTATATGTTAATATAGTTGCAGATAATATTGCTTGTTGATTATTTGTAGGTATAATTATTGAATTAAGAGGTGTATTAATAATATCTGGACCAGTAATTAAACATATAGAAGGGGGAAATGATGAACTAATTATTTTATAGTTTATTATTGATGAACTAATTGTTTCTATATGATATGTATTAAAATATAACCATAATGTGTTATTATTAAATAAATAAATATCATCAGGAGTAGTATTTACTGGAGTATTTATTTTAAATCTATTTAAAACAATTGATTGATTTTCATGATTAGTATATGATTGATTTATAAAATTTTCTGATAAAACACATTGATATATAGATGTATATTTATTATTATATGGTGTAATAGTTGAACCGCCAGAATTAATATTATTAGCTTTTACTTGAGTATTAAATATAATATTATAATTTTTATTTTGTAAAATATTAATTTTTTGAATAGATGGTATATTTATATAACAATATTTATTAACACTATCCCAATATAAAGGAACATAAATATTATTTTCTATTAATAATGTTGGTGAATTAAGTTTAACTATAAATTCTATAAGAGATTTAACATTTTCATAAAAATCTAAAATATACTTTGTTATATTATTAGAAGTACTATTAGGAGTAATATATTTTATTATAATATTATATCTCAATTCAAATGTATTACCATTAGTTTGTGTGCTTAAATATAATGATGGATGTATAATAACATTTATTTTATTGCCTATCTGTCTTTCAATTATTAATTGTGTATTTGAATAATAGATAGATGTTATATTTTGTAAAATTATTTTATATTTTTGTAATAATGATATATTAAAAATATTTGAAAAGTCTATCTGATATAATTGTCCTAATAATTGTGGAGCTATATTATATTTTTTTGTTTGGGTAATCCTAATTATATCAGTTGATTTTAAATTATAATAGGAATTAAATATTAGTTCATTTGAATATATTATGTTGTTTGATAATGGGTCACTTTTTCCTATTATATTATTATTGTAATATGATAAAGTATAACTGCAATCAGACCTTATTATATTGTTATTAAAAACTATTTTAAAATCATATAATATAAATATATTTTGCAATGTTTTGCTAATAAGATTAATAGAGTTATTATAAATATTTATATCAGCCAATGATGAATTAGTATTATAATTACTTAAACTATATAATCCAGTATAACTAATCATCATATTATTAGAAAAAGTTACATATGATAATGTATTTGTATCAACTATAGTATTTATAATGCTTGCTTTATTTAATTGATATTGATTATCAATCAAATTCATAATATATTTGACTGGCTCATAATTATATACATCTAATGTAGTTTTATTAATATAATTATTATAATCATTGCCTAATTTATAAAGATAAGCTAATAAACTATTAATATTAATACCAAAATAAATATCATGTGTGTTTTTATTTTTTATATTATTTAAAAAATTATTAATTTGATTTCTTAAATCATTTAAATTACTAGAACTACGATATACAATATTACTAGATTTCACATAAGTAAACTCATTGCTTATATAAGGAACACTTAAATTATTAAATAGTATTTCAGTCCCATTGAAAAATATATTATTAGCAGAGTTATAGTTTTTTATAACTAAATAGTCATTAATATACTTCTGAACATTTTTAAAAAAATCAATATTATTTATCCATCTATCTATTATCATATCATTAAAAATATCCATTTCTATTTGTTTTAATATCATATAATTAGAATAATTAGAAGATATTTGGATATTAATTAAAAATGCTGTTAAACATGTAATTTCATTATTAGTTAAAAATTCACTTTCATCATTAGTTAAAAATTCACTATCTGGTAATGTTATATTTTGGATAATTCCAGTATCAGTATATTGTAAGGCACTTCCTTTTTTAGATATATTATTACTAACAAGTGACCAATTAGTAATAAAGGGTTTTACATAAGTTACAATATCATTAATATTGATATTTATTTTTGCTTCTAATTTAGAATTTAATTTATCAACTGTTGAATAAAATTTTGATTTATTAAATATGATATTATTATTTATAATTTGAGAACAGAATAGTGGAATAATATCATAACCATTATAATTTAAATTTGCATTATCAATACTATAATCTAATTCTATTTCATTAAAATTACTATTATCTACTACTAAATTTTTAATAATAATAGTATTCTGATTATAAATAGTATAATTAACTTGTAAATTTATAGGATTATTAATTATATCACCATAATCATAATAACTATATACATGTTTATCAAATAATTGAATATTACTATTTCCTGTATTATATAATTGAAGATTAAATATATTATATTCATTATGTGTATTATTAATACCTAATGATATATCGTTATGATTAGTAAATTGATTCTTCCATATATTATCATATATGATAGATTTTATATAATTAGTTTGTTTTATATATATTGTATTTAAATTTGATAAATAGGTATTTGATGTTATTGTATATACACATTGTTGAGGAAATTGTACAGAGGAAGCTGATGAATTAAGTGTTATTTTATATGATATGATATCAGATGGATTTATATAAACATTCGTTATTTTTGATAAATCAAGTGTTATTGTTTGACTCTGATTTAATGGGTTAACTATTATAAAATCTTGACTATATGTATTAGTATTTATATCATATTTATTAAAACTCCCAACACTAGTATAGCGATTTATTGTATATTGACTTATTAAGTCTATTTTATTTTTATTTTCTGTAAATAAACTAGCAACTGTTTGAATATTATTACAACCAAATGTAAATTCATTTTTATTATTAATATGAATTAGTATAACTTTATCTAAATAAAATGTTGAATTATAATTATAAATAGTATCTGTACAAAATAATAAATTATTTGGATATACAATTTTAACTAAATGCACATAGTACATATTATCATTTGTTATCTCTAACAATAAATGGTATGAATCATAAATTATATTAGTATTTTTTATAACTAATTTTCTATAATAATCAAATTCATAATTATTACAATAATATTTATATTTAATTACATTTTGTTTATTTATAACCTTACCAGTACTGTCATAATAATTAACTGGTAAATCATATATATTTATATATTGTCCATTATATAATACTATCATTGCTTGTTTAGTAGGATTTGTATCAGTAGGAAGAATAATATCATTATAAGTCAAGTAATATGGTGTTTCATTTGGACCTGATATAAATGGTATATTAAATAAATTTTGTACATTACCTGTCATATCAAATATATCTAGTGATGGATTATTATTAGAATCAGGAATATATACAATTTGATTAATATTATTAATATAATCATCAGGTTCTGTAAGTTGGCTACTAATTTCAGGAATATTTTTTATATTTACAATATTATTATAATAAGATATATATTCATTACCCATGTTGTAAATTATACTATTTTGAGTTGATATAATAATTGAACTTGTGAGATTATTATTAACAACAAAATAAATACCAGTTGCCAGATTATTACCAATCATATAATCAAATGTTGCATTATTATAATTAAAAGAAGTATTAATAGGAATATTAGGAATATTTTCAAAATTTACAACATTATCATTTACTAGTGTATATTTTACTATATTAACTGTGTCACCTGGTTTAAATGTATCATAATATTGCAAGCTATAATTATATTTAAATTTGTTTAGTGAATAATATTCATATTGATTATATTTTTTTCTAGTTAATGATAATAATATTTTATTACCAATTATAATATTATTTAAATTATTAGGATATAATAATTGTAAATTATAACAGTTGGTATTTTTTGATGGTATGATTTTAACAATATTATTAAATATACCATTAAACATAACAGGTTGCATATAATAGAATGAATAATTATCTATTAGGTCAAGTTGATTTATCATAGTAAAACTATCATTTAAATCATAGTTTGTACTTATTGTAATATTTAAATCAGATAAATCTGATGTACATGGATATGATGTTGATACTGTATAAGAGTTGGAGAAATGTTTATTATAATCTGTTTTCATTAATCTAATAGTATAATTACCAGGGTCAATATAAGTTGATGAAATACTATTATTTTTAATTGGTATTAATAATAGTTTGTTATTATTATTTGGGTCATTTATAACTATTGTATATTTATCTATATTAGAATTTGAGGTAATCGTATAATCAGAATTAATAATAATATCACGGATTTCAAATGGCTGATAAGGTAACTGAATATCAATATATTTTTTGTTAATAGGGAATATGGTAATATCTGGTTTAAAAAATATCTTTTTATTTTTAACATATGACACTTCATACATTGTATTATTATAAAAAAATTTATCATATATTTTTATTTTTGTGAAATTATCTAATAAATAATAATATGTTGTGTTGTTAGTATTTACAAAAAATAACTTTATATTTAATGTATTTTCTGTAAAACAAAAAATATTTTTATAAAAAGGGAATTTAGGACCTGATACATAATTAGAGGAAGTTTCATTATTAGTAGTGAAGCATATATTATTACCATCGTAATAAGTAGTGCCTGGTAATAAAACTTTAGTTGAATAAAATTGTAATAAGTTATTCATTGGTAAATCTGGTAAAACAATATTATTTTGTTTAGTATAATTACCAAGTGACCAATAATAATTATAATTACCAGATATATTAGTATTCTTATTTAAACTGGATGAATATATTGTAATTAAGTCATAATTATTAGTTAATATATTATTACCCAATACCTTAAATACAGTATCCTGAATAATAATGATTTCATTAATTTCTAAAAATATATTATTATTAAAATTTATTGTATAATTCTGTTCATTTATTTTATTTAATAATAAATTGTATGTACCTACACTTACAATAGTTGGAGATTGTAAAGAATAATAAAGTGTATAGTTATTTATATTTATCATATTATCAAATTTATATTGATTATTATTAGTATCAGTATTAAATATTAAATATGTATTGTTATTTGCAATCACAATATAAAAAATAGAATTTGATGGAACACTAGATAAATCAATAATTTTATTTATATAATTACTTTCACTAATTTTATTTATATAATTACCCCCAAAATTTATTATAGGTTTTGGAAATAAATAATTATACTCTAAAATATTTGTAGGGTCAATAATACCATTAATAAATGATTCTAATGAATAATTATTAACATAATATTTATAAGGATAATTAGGTACTGAATAAGCATTATTGTTATTATCCTTAGCCCATGTATCAGTATTCTGATTTTTTATAAAAATCTGACAATCAGTTTTTATAATATTATCATTAATTAATTTAATACTATTTACTTTTCCTGGACTTAGATAATATGATGTAGTTGCACTATATACAGCAGCTATATTAATAGTAGTGCCACCATTATAATAATATATCACATTATCCAACATAAGGTATGAATTTGTTGGTATATCTGGTATAATTAGACTATTTGTATTATTATCTATAAAATTAATATTTCCATTTGATTCTACTATAATAGATGTACTATCCATAATATTATTAATATCATTAATCATATAACCATAAATATAATAAGATGATAAACCAATAAGATTAGTATTAGTAAGAGTAACTTGGAATGTAAAATTTGTTAATACAGTACATTGAACATCCTCATATATAGTATATTTACTATTATTAGCAATTCGAATAATTGTATTATTAGCAATATTATAATTAAATTGCAATGTAAAACTAATTGTTTTATTATTAGTTATATTATTATTAATAGTTGTTTCATTTATGTTATTTATAATTCTTGTTTGATATATTGAACTAATATTAGTTTGAGGATATATCCAACCATAATAATATGTATTAATAAAATTAATACTAGGTAAATCTTTTACTTTCAATATATAATGATTATAATTACTATAGTCATACAAATATAATAATCGAATATAATATTCTGGATTATACTCAATTAATAAATTACTCATGTCTATAGAATTAGTGGGATTAAGTGTTGTTAATGATGGATATGAGTAAGTTGTATTATTTAATGATGAAAATTTAAATGGTATATTTAATCCAATATTAATAATATTACTATTTGTTATTATTCCATTGTTAATATTATTATTATTATTAACTTTAATAATACCAATAAAATTAAAAGAATTATAATCAAATGTATCTAATATTAATTGTGTATCGTAATTATTTGTTTCACTGATATTATCAAGAATATTGTTTGTATTTATCATATTGTTATTTAATGTAATGGGTACTAAATTATTATTTATTATCATTTGTGAAAAATTATCAGATGAATGTATGGGAAATAATAAATTTATTTTCTGTGAATTTATATCCAAATTATATGATTTGTTATTAATATAATCAATATTTTGACTATTGCTATTATATTTATCCACAATATTACTACTATTATAAATTGTTAAATAATCATAATTATTTATCACATAATTAATATGTTGAGTGAAAAAAGTACTAACATCTGTTAAATATTTTTTTAAATCAGATGATATAATAGATGCTGCATTATATATATTATATATTGGAGTTAAATATAAATAATTATAATTAGCAACATATTGTGAAAAAGTTAAGAAATCCTTTTTAATATATTTTTTTATATCCAAATATTTTATTTTTATATTGTAATTGTATATTATATTATAAATAGTATAATAAAATGTCAATGGTAAATCAATACTACTATTGTCATAATTTGTTCTAATCTGTGGTAAATTATCATTTATTATATATGTTAAATATAAATTATTGAATGAATTAATATATTTAGAATTATTAATGAATGTTTTTGTAGTAGTACCATATAATGTATTGTTATTTATTAATATATTATACATATTATCAATATTTGTATCAATTGATTGAATTAATTGTATTATATTTAAGGTATCATTACTAAGATTTAATGCATTATTATATTGATTATAATAAAAATCAACCATTGTATTTCTTATATTTGTATTCAAATCAATATTGGTCAAATTAAATTCATCAATATCTGTTGATAACATATTATTAAAATTGGAAGGTAAATTTGTTAAACTAATTGAATTATTTTTATTATCTAATGTATAGTAAGATGATGTATTATTATATATAAAAAATTGAGATGAGGCTATTGGTAAAATATATAATACATTATTATTATCAAGTGTTATTGTTGATGTTTTATTTAATTTAAATGGAATGTTATAAAAATTTATATAAGAGCTAAAATTATTTAGTAAATCAGGAAATGATGTTAATGATTTATTATTAGGCTTCATTAACATTGCAAAAGGTTTATTAAATAAATAATTATCAAAGTCGCTTATTTTTTTATTATTAAAATATCTATAATCAGTTGATAAACTTATATATTGTTCTAAATTTGGCACAAAATTATTTTTTGAAATACTTATTATATTATATTTAACAGTACTATCTATTATATCAGAAGGAACTAATCCAGTAATAATGGTTCCATTTGAATTTATATTATTATCAATTAATAATTTTATATAATTATTAGAATTGATTGAATCGATTAAATAGTAAAATCTATTATTATCTATATTATTAAGTGTATAGTATGTATTATTATATGAATATTGTAATCTAGTATATATTTTATAATTATTTT